CCGATCTCTTCGATCTGTCCACCTGGTGCTGTGCGGCTTTGAAAGATTTCAACTGATACGACAGTCACGGCTGTCTCGACTGCGCTGTTTCCGACATAAGTGGATGCGCCTGAAAGTGTTGCTGTGCCTGATGGAATGATGTTCTTTGAGATCACATCGGCATTTGTGATGGCTGCTGAGAATGTATAGTCATCGAGTACATCACTTGTAATTGTGCGAGTGCCATTAAATGGGCTACCGCATCCTGCGATTACGACTGATTGACCTTGATTAAATGGGTGTGGTGATGGTGTTGAAAAATAAGCCACATTGCTTACCAATGAAACTGCATCGATTGCTGTTGAATATGTAACAAGCATTGGCAAGATAACTGCCTCAGCACTATCGATGATATCTGATAGAACCGCATCAGAATACAGAGAGGAAGAAACGCCAAGCACAGATCGAAGCTCTGAGGCTGTGATAATAGTTGGCATTTCTATCCTTCCATACTGCTGGGGGGACGATCGGGAGCAACCGCCCCCCCATGATTAGTTTTTAGATTATGTTAGGTTGAAACGACGAACGCCGCCGCCGACCTTAGTTGCGATTGCGTAGTAGCCATAAACTGCTACCTGTAGGCGACCGTTAGCCAAAGCCTGAACCTGAATCTGAGTCTTTGGAGCCTCATAGAATGTAACTGCTTCTGGTACTACCAAGAATGCAGAATCATCGATGAGAGTTGTTGTTGTCATGTGTGGATCTACAAATAGGTTTTGACCCATTACTGTTCCAGTTAATGACTGAACTCCAACGCTTCCTGGAGCGTTTGATGGTTGTGCAGCTGTGAATAGTGGACGATTTGTTGTGTCCTCAGCTGAGATGATTGTCTCCCACCATGCTGTGTTAGCGATGATGTTCTTAGCGAACTTTCCTGCTGCTGCGTACGCTGCTGGAGTTTCCTTAGCAATGTATGCCTTAAATCCTGCGATCGTTGCAGCCTGTGTTGATGCCTGAGTACCACCAGCAACGAGTGCTGCTACTACTGCCTGATCAGTTGCCTTTGCGTATGCAAGGTTAAGTTCACGGATCAATTCATCGTAGAAAACTGCTGATGAACGATCTAGGAGTTCCCATGAAATTGTCTGGAGTCCAGCTGCCTTCTTCACATTTGCTGTGATGTAGCCAGATGCCATTTCAGTTCCGCCTAGAGCTTCACCTTCTGTTGAATCTGAGTCCATTGTTGGAGCAGTTGTTAGCTTAGGAATTGTGAATGACATTCCTGATGCTGGAAGTACGCCGCGTGAGATTGCATCTACTGCTGGACGACCATCAATTGATGTTGTGACAAACTCGTTCATGTGAGGAGCGAGTGTTAAGCCTGTGTTTGTTGATGTGTCGTTAGTTGCTAGAACTAGCTGACGAGCATCTTCATCACCCATTGATGCCTTGATGTTCGCTTCCAATAGCTGACCAGCAGTTAGGTCAGGATTGATGCGAGGAGTTGTGTAGAACGCTGGGCGAGTTGCCGCAGCCTCTACTTTGTGTGCTTCTACCGCTTCAGCAACGGCAGGAGTCTCTGGAACGGTAGTGTCTGACACTTGTTCTCCTTCTGGTTGAACTTCTGAAACGGTTGTCTCAGAAACTTGTGTGGCTTCTTCTTCAGAAGCTGCGACCTGCGAAACTCGCGCAGAATCGATTGCTGGATCAGTGACCAATGATGTTTCCATGATGGATGACTTGGAGATCACCATCACGCCATCTTGATTATCCCAAGCATCTACCTTGACTCCTACTGAGAAGCCATCTCGGAGTCCATCAGCAGCTTCTACCAAAGCATCTTCGCCAGCCATTGTGTTGGCTATCTTAAATGTTGCATCAATGCCTTCTTTGGTAACTTCGTATGAAAGAAGTTTGCCGATTGGACGAGTGCGATCATGCTCTAAAAGCAATTTCACATTTTTGTTAAACTTGATTGACTCAGCAGCAAAGATTGTTGGACCGGCAGATGTATTACCCTGCTCGCCCCAGGTGACAATGCGACCTGAGATAGTGCGGCTCACTGAATCTGCTGCTGTGAGTGTTACCGGGAAATCGATCTTCATTTGATCAAGTCCTCTTCTTCTTGGATTTGTTCAATTGACATTGCGCCAATTGTGTTAAGTATTTGATAAACTTGAGCACGCTCTAATGCGTTACCTCGTAAGAAATCATCTAGATCAAAACGGATTTCTGCTGTACTTGGGCAGATATCCGGAAGTGATAAACGAGATTCAATGGCTGCAAGAATTGGACGCATTGAGAAGTCCACGAGAGAACGCCTTTCCGAAGTGGCGTTGGAATATGTCATCGAAGTGTTTTCAGCGGAAAGGAAGTACGCTGGGATACCTGCTGCGCGAGCAACTTCCAACGCCACATATTGACGACCTTCGACAAGCTGCAATGACTTTGGATCAAAGCCAACAGATTGCATTTCTACATCTGCATTTAAAAATGCTGTTGAACGAGTGGCACGAGAATTGCGCCATGCTTCAAGAAGTTTTGCAATGCGCTCTGAAGTTAAGTTTGTGCCATTGCTTTTGAGAACCATTGATGGTAATGGCTCTTTAGCATATTGAAGTGCTGCTTTTTCTAATTCAATTGCCGCTGTAATTGTGCGACCTGCGCGATTTAAGAATCCTTCATCATAACCATCAAAACGAATAATTGAGCCAACACCGCGAAGTGGAGCAATACGCCCATCGACATCATAACCATCAATCTCATTCATTGCTAAGTTGTACTTAGGTTGAACACGGCGAGGATCGATGCGTGTCCATGAACGAACGCGACCATCTTCTGCATAGGCATCGAGGACTAAACCAAAGCCAACGCCATATAGCCAAATATCTTCTGCAAGCCAGTTATAAACGACAAAACCAGACACACGCGGATCGGGTTGATTGATTACTCGAAGTGGCTCGATGTGTGCGCCTGTAATTCTATTGTACTGCTGCAATGGTAAAGAACCAATAGTTCCGCAAATAATGTTACGAGCTCTTGCGACTGCTGGAACGCTCATTGCTGAAGCGCGATCTACATTTACTGGTGTGTTAAGCAAACCATAAACAGAAGATGAAAGATTGAATGGCTGAAGTGAAGCTGCGACATCTGTGTTAGATACCTCGACAGATGGAGCCTTGACAAAACGATCAAAGATTCCCATTGGACATATAATACCATAACTGTCTAAAAATTTGACAATTTGGCATTTTGTGTTTAACCAACCATGATGTCCATTTCTGCATCTGGAGCCGTAGCAAAGTGAGAGACCATAGCCATTGCCACAGCTGCACAGATTGTCGAGTTGGATACCTTGCGACCTAAGTACCAGCCTCCGTCCTTGAACGGAAGTTTGACTGCACTTAAAACTTGCTTTGTCAATTCATCCTGATTTCCATGAATGAGCCTCTGTGAAGTAATAGCCGAGAGCATTTCGTCGCAGGCTTGTCCATAGACCGCGCCATCGATCGGAGTCGTGTTAATTCCTGCTGGTGCAAGCCTTGCGGCTACTGCCCCTGAAGTCTGACGAGAATATGCGACAGTCTCGACCTGATATTTACGAACCCAATCAGCCACAGAATTAGCCATTTGCTTATCATCAAGATTTACAGGATTTGTATAAGTCTCTAAAAGGACCACAATGAATTTATCGCCATCGAATCTTTGAGCCGCGAGCAACGCAGCTTCTCTGCGATCTGGTGATAGGTCAATCGCCATCCAAGTGGATTTTTCTTTATCAAGTTTGGCTTTAGGCTTTCCACAGGCAATCCATGAGGATGGGTTGATCGCTGGGTTGATTTGAGATACCCATTGGCAAAGGAGTTCAGTCCGGACGATCGATTCATCATCCATCATTGCGGCTTCTAAGTTCTCGATGCTAATTGTGTACCCCAAAGATGGATTGGCTTGTGCCCAGGCATCTCGGTCATCGATCTTGCACCCTGGCTCAGCCGACCATTCAAACCAACCGATGCGATCATCAGCCCCAGCCGCTGCTGCAACTCCTCTTTCGCGTAGGCGATTAAGAATTACAGAATGTTGATCACCGGCATTACTAAAAATCAAAGTCTGCGGATTAGGCGTTGCCATTTGGGTATATCGAAGCGATGACCAAACTTCATCATCATGAAACTCTCGAACCTCATCCATGTACACAGTATCCGGAGCGGCAATACCACGAGAGGCTGAGTTATTGGCTCGGACTAGGTAACGCTCACCAGTAGAGAGCTTGATTTCCTGCGATCCCTTAGATTCGTACTTCTTTCCAAAGCGATCTGCAAGATGAGCAAAGGATTGGATTGTGTCATCAATCTTCCAGAAAATTTCAGATGATGTTGTCAGTTTGTGAGCTGTGTGGACCTGCAATTTCTGCTCTAAAGCGTACATTCGCCATAGAATCATCAGCTGCATAAATGTAGATTTGCCATTCTGACGGCTAATAATCACGCCCACTTCCTTGAAATACCACTTGTCATCCTCGGTGACTTTGCAGATTTCATGAGCCAAGAACTGTTGCCAAGGAAGCAAATTGAAACCTATTGATGCACAAAATTCGATAAAATCAATGCCATAACTAGGCAAATCTGGTGATTTAGTCCATATACGAGGTTCTACAACACCACGGTAAGCCGTATGAGGCTGTTCTGAGCCTGTTTGAGCCTTATCTGACATCTTATGACCTATTCATCCTGATAGTGGCTTATTTCGCCATTTTTCGGGATAAATGAACCAG